GAATTCATATGGATTCCACATGAATTCTTGCGCAGCATTAACATCGTTTGTATAATTATAATATCTGCGATATTCAGCTACAGCTTCGTTGACCACCTGCGGTATGTACTTGTCAATATCTGATGGCTTCTTTATCTTGCGCATATCGATATTAAACGATACAGAAATTTCAGATTCATCGTCATTAACATCAAAGTCAACTACAACTCGGTTGTAATCTACTATGTAGATGTCCCTCATCTGTACCCATACGTCTTCGTCTTTTCTCAATTCATCTGAAATTCTTGATGCAACTTTATCACCGAATTCCATCAATTCTTCAGTAGTAAAATACTGATATGGATCTATGTCATAAGCTCCGCCGTAATTTCTGCGAGCTGCGGTGATAGGTTCATTTGATTCAGCTTCGGAAGTAGTTGCGTGACCACGTTTCTTCATATCGTCATACACGAATTGAATACTGTCTCGCAACAGCTTATGAAAATCTAGTTCATCAACTCGTCTATCAAATTCTTCATCAGAAAGTGAAGTATGTAACACATATTCTTTCATCGATTATTTCTCCTTCCTTCTTTCTTGAATGTGTCTACTAAGCGTCGAATACTTGCTTTATCCGCCTCGGTTATATTATCTTTTTCTTTCTTCATGAATACAGTTAGTAAATACACACGATCTGTATTCAAGAAACTTACATATATAACTCTGCCACTGCGACTCTTACTACGCCCTTCGACCCTCATGCGAATCTTACGAGCTCCATTTGTGTCTATTATTAGATCTCCTGCAGTCTCGGGATCTTTGAGTATATCATTCTCAAGAGCACGTAACACATCGTCTGAAAGTCCAAGGTATTGCCAAGCAGCAGTAAACGCAGGTGCTTCTATAAACATCTTTGATGATTCATTACATTCTATAACGATTTGTTGGTTTGATCTGATGCTTCGAGTATTGTGTGCTACAATCAACTTACCTCTACGTGTAGCATCAGGGAACACTTCTCTTATTTCGTCAAGATATCCTTCAGTCTTTCTATTCAGTTGATAGCCAGCCTTTGTCGGACCTTCGTTGCCTTCGCCTGTTCCTTCATATACAGTAATGTAGACCGTGCCACTTGGTTTAACAAGTTTCTTAATATTCTGAAGGACATTCTGTCTGACTTCAGGTTCTTTGATAACATTAAGGACGTTAGAACATGTAGCCGTATCTGCACCATTGTGTTCTTTCACAAGTCGTATAACTTCCTTATTGTGGTCAGCTGTCCTATTATACGGATCATATACAAGATTGACGACATCATACTGTACTAGATATTCAGCTGCCGTATCTGCACGGCCACCACCATAATCTAGGTTGATTGTTCCCGGTTCCCAGTTCTTTACAAGCCGAAAAACTGCAGGTACTTTGCTGAAATTTATAGATGTATTTTCAGATGTAAACTCTTGGTCGATTTCTTTTATATCATCTTCATACTGCTCAAATGATGTGTCTTCTTGAGCAGCAACTATTCGTTTATGTTTTATTCGCATTCTTATTTCTCCGTTTCTTTTGTAGCTGCCCGTCTGATTTCTCGAATTTCATGTTTGTGTTTACCTTCAAGATAACAAGCATACGAACAATAATGAACTATACTGTGATCAAACTTCAACTTATATACATTGAATCGAGGTTTTATGAATTTCTTCTGACAGATCGGGCACACCCATAATCCGTCAGCTGGCTTCATCTGTCCTGTACCTCAGTCACAATCCATTTCAGAATCTGATCTGATTCATGCTCGCAGAGCGGACAAATTCCGGATATCTTCTTGACATCTTGATCACTCTTTATAACAGCAGATATGAAGATACCATGACATCTATCACATTCTGCTATGTAATGATCGGCAATGTTGTTATCAATTTCAATCGTCGGATCGTCTTCAGTGATATCGTCTAGTTGATCTTGAATATCTTCGACGTCATCTGAAAGATCATCTATAGCATCAGCAGCATCTTCATCGTCTTCTAGAACTTCCTCGTCAGTGAGTTCTACATCACCGGTATCCGAGTCACCCCATATATCATCGTCTGCTGCAGTTATAGGTACTTTACGATTTGCTGTTATTTTCATATTACAAACATCTCCTCATATTTTAGTTATATAAATATAGAAGGTTAAACATAAAAGTTATGTAGGTTATTTGATATAGTTAGTAACTGCAAGCCGATCTGCAAACTGAAGCATATAGACGAGAGGATAGTTTTCATTTGCATAATGAAGATCATTCATTTCGTTATCAGCGACATTGTATTCACCCATGTGCCATCTAATGGCAAGACTCTCTTCTTCGTTCAATCTGAAGAATTTCATGACCATCATCAAAGAGGATACGCCATGTCCAAATGGATACACTCTGCGCTCTGTCGTTCTGTATGCTATCTGCTGCGACCACACACCTGTTGCATCGTCTTTGACATTCTTCATGTAGGATTCATACAATCCAATTTTGCACCAGTCGTGCACCAGAGCAAGCAGAATGATATCTTCAATGCATTCTGTAGGAAACAGACCGGTCTCAAACAGTTTAGCTGCTTCTAGAGCAACTCTCAGAGTGTGATACAATAAGCCGCCGGCTACTGCATCATGATAGATAGTAGATGCGGGCGCATCAAAAAAGTCAGTATTATGCAGCCAATTCAGACATCTTGTTACCTGCTTCATAGGAACATCTTCAGAATAATAGGGCAGCTCCTGTGCATCTACGTTTCTGTAGGGCTTTTGATATCTGAGAAGTATGCAAGCTGTCAGGAGATCATCATACAGATCAACTTGAATCCCATGCGAAAGCGGATGTATGCTGTTCATCTTAGAGAAGGACAGTAATCTATATTCAGGACGTTGCTTAAATAGTTCAAAATCGGAATCCAAGAAGTGATCATTCAGACTCAAATCTTCTTTGTGTTCTGGATCATATCTAACAACCGTACGGGTATTTGTAGCAAATGCGATCCAGCCCGTCACATCTTTGTAAAATTTATAGACGAGTTCATTCATTGTTGTGTTCCTTATCATCCTTGTCATCATGATGATCATTCATCAATTCATGTAATGCATTCAAGTCTATCTTTATAGACTGTATATGCATACCATTGGCATCTTGATCATGATCTTCACACAGATCCGAATCTGTATCTGTATCTGAATCGTCGTCAGATTCGATCTCTTTTTCGTATGCAAATAGTAATGCATTTGAAAAAGAATGCTGAATGTACATCAACGTGCGAGCCTTGAACTCTTCAGGAGCACAGTTAACTAACGCGCTTGCTAAACTAGCAGCAATGTGTTCGGCATCTTGCATCAGCGTAGTCAAGCTACCTTTAACTTTACAACTTACAGATTCTTCAGTGGCGACTATTTCTATCATCTTAATCGATCTCCTTGTATTCAGATTTCATGTATACTGCGATTGCGTCTGCAGTAGACTGATTGTTTGATTTTGGTATGTTGAGATGTTCACAAAGCTCAGATTCCGGAACTTCAAATATAGCATCTATCATGGAACCTATACTAAGTGTTGAAACAGCATGTTCAAACTGAGTCATGATATCACCTCACCAGATTCTAGACCCTTGAGTTTCAGCCATCGTTTGATAGGCTTTCAACTCTGCAAGAGTGATGTTGTGTATAACGATTGTAAGTTCTCCGTCCCGCTTCACAATGTCGTAACGAACTGCTCTGCGTCCCTTACCTGGGCGCTTAAAAGCTGCCCGAGTTGCCTCAGTATAGATATGAGCGTATTGATTCGGATAATCGAATACAAACGGTTCTACAAGTTTCATGTGTTACCTCCTTAATATTCGTAATCGTAGTAGTAATCAGCAATGCCGAAAGACACATTCATGCGATAGTACTTGCTCTGTTTGCCTTTTTCTTTGATTTTGTTTATGTCGTAGCCGTTGATGGCGAGATAGATCTGTTCCTCAGCAGTGAGTTCTTTGCTTACCATTTCGCGTGTTACAGTTGATACTGCATACCAATAATTGCCGCGCTTCACCATTTCTTTTGTAGGATTGTTTGTGTTGCTGACGAGCTTCCATTCGTTGCTGTAAGGACCTCCAACGCACTTGTGATCGTATTCACGAACTACTACATGTTTCTGATCATAAACTTCGATGACCTCGTATGCGTGTCTATCGCTGTACAGATACTCTGTCATACCTGTACCAACTTTTATCTCTTCGGTGAACATGTGATTTTCTTCTAATCTGTTGTTAAGACTTCCGTACCATTTCTGCATCTCTGTGATCTCCTTGTTTTGATTTATTCTACAAGTATATTATAAGTCCATATGATTATATCAGTATTATATATTTATTAAATTTTTATAAATTTTAGAAATCAAAACATAGAAAAAGCGTCTGATGCAAGAACATCAAACGCTCGAAAGAGAGGTATAATAATGAGAATTAAATGCCGTCGTAGTGATCTGTATGATTTGCATCGGAAGCAATCTTCGTTACAGCTTGATGTGCTCCCGTAGCAGCAAGCCCAGACGCAATACCGCTTGCTATTGATGTCAGGAACGGAATTATTTCAAAAGTTTCCATTCCGAAGAAGTATACAATGATACCTAGAACAAATCCAATTATACCACACATGAGGGGTATCCATTTGGTGTTCCATTTTGTAAGTTTATAAAGCTGCCCACAGCCGAAAGCTATCGCTGTGATTGCAGGGATAGTTGCAATTCCAAGATTCATAACACGTACCTCCAAGTTTATATTTATTCAATTATTATATAAGGTCCTGCTCTTAGATGTATTCTTCTATTTCACCTTCATAGTCGAGCATTTTCTTTCTATTGTTTGGAATGGTTCGTATCTCTTTATAAGGGATAGTCCATTTAGCAATCTTCAGTATGTTAAGAGATTTGATACCTTGATCTTCAAGAGCTTTGATATCTTCTATATGAAAACAAAATGCACGTTTGTAGTATGTGAATAGAACAATGACCAAACCATACACATGCGCTATTTTCGACTTCTCAAGAAGTTTATCGTGCTGAGAGTCAGATATCATTGAAAAGTCAAACCGATCTTTTTCAGTTTCTTTACTCTCAATGTAGTACTCATTTGGACTTTTAAATACTTTGAAATCGGCAGGATTTCGGCTGACTTGATAATATCCTGACATCTGTGCGTACAGCCGGTCAGTTGAATATCCGTCTTGCGGACGATCTAACCATTTCCTTATTTGAGTTTCAGCATCTGTTCCTGTACGGTCATTCATTATAGTTACTTATACCTCATCCAAGATATTCATAGTCACTGTATTCATCCTTTTCATAGAGTCTGCGAACTTGTTTGAGAAGACTCATTCGTGAAGCTTCTACATGTGATGCTAGATCGTTACATATCTCGTCCATAGGATCTCTGTGATTGTAACCAGCGTTAAGATCATTTATCTCCTCATACAGAGCTTCAAGCTTTGCAGCTATCTTATCAAGATCATAAAGTTCATCGGCAACTTCCTGATCCTCAGGCATTGATGCTTTAACATACTTTTTCATATTAACTTAAGTTCCTTTCTACATTCTTGAATCGCATTCGCTCATCAACTCATCTATGTAAGCTTCTGTATCTAGATCCATCTCGACCTCTTTTTTGTCTACTGCATCATATATGTAAAGATTGTCCAGAAATTTAAATGTGTTTTCAGGTCCGTCAAAAACTAGATTATCAAAAATAGCATCAGCTTGTCTTATACAGATTTCGTTTGCATTTATAAGTGAACGAGATGCACCTCGTAGAACAGACTTACCTGTGTAAGGTGATATTGTTCTGATCTCATATCTATATTTATATGGACCATAATTTGCTGTTCTTACGTATTTTTTCAATTAGGATCAACCCTCCCAGCTATCATCCAATAACGATTCATCCTCATCTTCATCAAATCCGGTGTAAGAATCGAACCACTTCCACGCAGACTCTGCACTGTCAGCAGTCCAATCTGCATAATCTTCATCCGGTGGATACAGATCAGGATCGCCAAACATGCAGATCCAAAGGTCTTCATCTTTCTTCTTATACATCGTGTAATCTGTCAAGAAGCCGTCTGCATCAGGAACTGTCTTATGCGCAACTTCTTCCCAATCATCGTAGTTAGATTCATGGACGTCTATTCCGTTCCAATCATAAGCAGATTCAATAGTGTCGTCTTTTGTATTTCCGAATTCTTGTTTGAGATATCCGACTATATAATCAACGTCATCATCAATCGTATCAACGCTCTTAGACAGATCTTTGAATGGAATATCGACAACGTGAACTTGTTCCTTATCGGGAACAGATACCGTTACGAAATCTTTGCGCTGTTCCCAACTGAAATCGTTCATGAAATCCTTCACAGCAGCACTGACCTTTTTCTTCAGTTCACTGAAATAGTTATCGTCATTTGCGCTTGCTACAGGTTCAACTCCGATGTTAGCTGTGTTAGTTGCGGATTCAACAGCTTCATCAATTGTACCGCCGAGTTCTATTATCTTATTTTCAACAGCATCTTTGAACTGTTCAGGAGTTCCAAAATTCTTTTTCATTATGAATTGTACCTCATTCCGTTATAACATTTGCAATTCTTTGCGTGAATTCATTCAGACCTGATCTGAGTTGCGCAATTATTTCTTCTGCGGCACTCTGAGATTCACTACCAAGTGTGCTCAGATGTTCAAGACCGGCAAGTATGTAAGAGAACGTATCATCAAGTTCTCCGATACCTTCTTTTATTCTTTCTTCTGCCGGAGTCTCTTCGGCAGCTTTGATTGGTTTCAATAATTTTTTCATTCTGTTACCTCCGGAATATCAACTATATCAATTGGCTGTATTGGAACTAGATTTGATTTCTTAACACGCTGAGAACTGCCCCAATCTTTCAGCCACTTTAAAATGTTTTCTGGACGCGTAGCATATGAGGCAGGTACAACTTTAACAATGTACTGTGCTGGAGTTTGTCCTACTATCTGGACATATATGCTACCACGATATCCAGAAGACTCAAAAGGCTGCACCCTAATAAGTTTAGGCTGTCCTATCAGGTCTTCTAACTCAGCTTCATTCAGCTCCGCTTCAAAGTCCTCACGTTCAGGCCTTGTCGGTAAATCTTTATAAAATGATTTGGCATCTGGCATCGGTTTGTTGAGCATTTCTGCCCAATCGATGCTGTTGAGATAGTCAAGAGCTTTAACTGTCTGCTGAAGTGATTCCATCTGTTCGGGAGTGGTAGCGGACAGCCCTGACCAAGATGATGTTTCGCGCATAGGCACATATTGACCATCATTGTTCTTTATGAGCGAAGCATTGTAGCTCCATGCAAGTGCTACATGGTCTTCAAATTTGCGATTCTCATCACAAGATATGCGAACTTGTATACCTGGAGCCCCAAATCTACCTTCTTCAACTCTCACCTGAAACTGAAGAGCAGAGAATTTACCTAAGTTGTACTCTAACTCGGTTTTTACAGGATCTGTAATAGCACCAACAGCATCTTGATATTGACTCCAACGAGCATTCATATCTTTATCATATGTCTCTCTTGCAGCTTCATACTCAGCTTTGCGCTTGAGTATTTCCTCTTTCCTATTTGCGGTTATTTTCATGTTACTACCTCTTAATATGTATATTTTTGATCGCTCAACAGCAGATCAAACAATTTAGGATTATTATATATATCTAGTTGACCATCTACAATGAACTGAGAAATTCCTTTCTTTGTGTAAAGAATCTCTTGTACACGTTCGTCAATTGTATCTTTTGTAACAAGTGTGTATATATTTAACGGTGCTGTAGACATTCCGATGCGATGCGCTCTATCTTCACCTTGTTCTTTATCTGAAGGTGTCCAGGGACAATCGTAGAAAATGACATTCTGTGCAGCTGTCAGCGTATGCGTTGTGCCCATTGCACCGATAGTACCAATCATAATAGTATACGCTGGATTTGTTTGAAAAACTTTCTTATGTCGTTCACGTTCTTCAAACGTCATAGTACCTGTAAAACAGCATACCTTGTATTGCTTAGATATGTACTTATATAAGGTTCTAAGAGGCTCAACCCAGTTAGAGTAGATTAGGACTTTTTCGCCTCTTTCATGTATTTCAACCAAGATCTCAAGCAACCGCGCTAATCGTGCATTCTTACTTAAATAATCTTTATCAACTTTCAAATCCGGATCAACTAATTCAGGAGCTTCGTTTACTTGACGAAGTCGTAGAAGTTGAGTCATAGGATTTAGTGAATGCACAATTTCATCTTTATGTGCTACAACATCTTTAAGAACATTTTCATATAATCGTGCTTGATATGTTGTGTTCTCAACATACTCTACTATCTGTATTTTCGGAGGAAGTTTGAGAACATCAGATTTCAAACGTCGAATCATATTATGTTGCAGTATCACTTTGAGCTTAGGAACATTCTTATAGCCAATTACTTCATGATCACCAAAACCACCATATATACAGTATTCTTTAGACCATGTGTAGTATGATGAAGTGTTTGAGCTGTTAGTTAGTTTGAGTGGCACAAATAGATCCAAAGGAGAGTTTGTAATCGGAGTTCCAGTCATCGGCAACCACATTGCGTTGTTACCGGTACGCTTCTTTATCTCAAGAAGCTGTTTACCTTGTTTAGAGGTTGGAGATGCATTCTTATGGATTTCATCAATTATTATCATTTGAATCTGATTTCGTTGTATTCGATCTACAATTGCATCTGTAATAGCATAAGTACGATTTTCTTTGTAATGAAGTGCTTCTATGTTTAATATCAAGAAGTAAGGTAACTTTCCTTCTTTTCCGAACATTCTTCCTGTTCTAAGATCTTCCAGCTTTTCTCGACTGCCTCCGCTGTATCTGATTTTACCACCGCGTCCTTTTCGCATACCGAGTATGTACGGAGTCTCAGCACCATTAGTATGCTTGAAGATGTCAGCATACCAGTTCATTCTAGAACTATTAACACAACATATAACAAGACAATGTTTAAATCCATTGCGCTCTTTATTATACATTGCAAGATTCATAGATTCTAAAGTTTTACCTAAACCTTGTTCATCCGCAACAAGAAAACCATTCATGTTACCACTGCGTTGACGATGAATAGCAAATTTCATGAAATTTATCTGATGGGGCAGTACTTCAGATCCTGCCTCTACATAGAGATGCGCATCTGAAATGTCTTCGTCAGGAATATGATCTGTAACATCTAATGAAGCATTTTGGCCAATCTGCTCATCTGATATTATCTTGATGTGATTTTCATACCGAGTCCCTTTGAGTTCATTGACCAACCATCCAAGCCGATCTTTCGGAATAAGCCACATCTTTTGATTAGGTAACCATTGTCGACCTGGAACTTGTTTGATAGCAGCAACAACTGCAGCATCATATTTGAATTGCACTTCATACACATCTCCGTTCTTTCGAACGTATATATCTGAAGTATTAAGTGTACTCATTCTTTAGCTACCTTTTCAAATGTGTATCCGCTTCTCTTACGACCTGTTTTAATGCTATCGCTTACCTGTGCCGGATCAATATGTAATGCTTTTGCAGCCTGTGATTGTGTATCCCAGCACTGATCAGTTTCAATACAATGTATCACATATTTAACATCTTTACTTGTGCTAGATGATAACTCATTGATCGCAGGCGCTGCTTGGCGCGTATCGTTAGTTTCGTTGCACATCTTAATAAGTGTAGCCAACGAAAGTATCTTTCCATCTACCTTAAACGCATAACCGGCTGCATCCATTATCTTTAAAGTTTCAACTTGATAAGGCACTGTGGCTGAAACAGCGCCAAACATACATTTGTTATCAGATTTACGCAGTACTTGAAACACCATTTATTCATACCTCGCTTTTATTTTTGTATCGTAACTAAAATATGTCCTATCTATCTGCTTATATGCTTTATAACGATCTCCCCAGTCATGAAAATCATCTGCTCTAAAAAATGTCACATACTGAGGAATTGTGATTCCATTTACCAATACATCGTTTACGGCATTTACACACGACTCTTGAGGCTCTTTAGATTTAACTTTAGGAGCAACTGAAAACTGATATGGTTCATATATAACATCATCTAATGACATATTATGAACGTACATGCGATTCAACACAACAGATGCTACTGCTTTTTGGCATTCATAAGATTCGGAACCTACTTCCAAAGTTACAAGAGCTGCAAGAAGTCTACATTCTTCATCTGATAATCCATATTGACTTTGTATGTAGGGAGCTGCATAACATTCTTCCACTGCGTCGGCTTGTACAATTGAAACCGGATATTCTAGGTTGTCCATATCAATCTCTGCTATTTCATATTCGGGAATCAAAATAGTTCTAAAATATGAATCGTTGCAGAAAGTATCGGCTTCTGTTAATTCATCAGAGTGTATATTGATATGAGGCTTTGCAGGCAGCTCGTCAATCACAGGTGCATATACTACTAGTACATCACTGCCCATTTTGATCTCAGCAGTACCTGTAGACTGTTCTAACAGCTTAAATTCTGAATGTTTAGCTCCTCTGATAATTGCGATAATGATTACAGCTACTGTCAATACAACTAGTACAATATCTAAAACAGCTGCCCAAGATAATCGTCGAGGTTTATTTTTCATATTATTTATTCTCCTACAAGTATATATGTTCTATAACGATTTATACATAAAGATAGAAGGTTATGCAATTGCATAGCCTCCTACCAATGTTGAAAAAAGGATATAATGGCCTAACTTTGTTTAGCTTCTACAGTTCCTAAAAGGGCTGATATTTGCTGTCCGAGCTGTTGCATCTCTGCAATATCGTGTTTATCAAATTCATCGTCTTTTATCATTTCAATGTATCCGATGTGTTTTCCTCTAGGAGTTTTCATTGCTACGCACAATGCTTGATGCTCATTTTGAGATTTCATCAGATCACACATTGCGCCACCCATCGTTGTATTCGGATCATCTATGTTGAAAATACAGTAGTCATGATCATTCAGCTCTGCAAAAAATGCAGTGAATAGCGAGGTTGAGAGTTTATCTATTCTGTGCCCTGTAGCTGAGGCACCTAACTTGTATACCTCATAAGTGCACGTCATATATTTAAATGGAAGATATGCAACAGACATTACAGAATTTGAAAATTCTATTACATGAATTCTAGTCGCATCAGATTCTCTTAATTCATTTGTTATTAATCTTTGAATCTGCTTGTTTATCTCTGCTCGGATATCTAGCAGTTGATCATGTTTCTTTGTAGACAGTTTGTTCTCTAACCATTTGAATCCGATACCTACAAGCTTAAATAACGCGTAGAGAACTATTATACAGATGACTATCATCACACCATAGTCACCTATGAATTTTGCAAATGTTTGAATATCTCCCATATTTATAGACCTTTCTTGTAAAGAACTTTATCCACTAATATATAAGGTGGATTATTATTATGATTGTAATTTCAATAGGGAGTTTCCTATAATATCTTTCCAATCAGCTATCCATTTATCTATGAATTGTTGAATATTTGTATTGAAGTTACACTGATACACTTCGAGACAATCAATTATTGAGCTAAATATCGACTGTAAGTAACTTCCGATGTTGTCACTTGTGTACTGAATGGATCCTGGAACTGTATTAGTACAGCATTCAAGATAAGTAAGAGGATTATCTACACTGTGTACTTGTTCAAAGCACAAACTACGCAGCTGATCGAGATGACTATCTATTTGGCACATGGAAGATTCTATCAAATATCTGTACTCAGTTATATCATCTCCCCACAGGTTGGATTGAATTGTAATTAAGTTAAACTTTGATACATAGTATACTGCAAACACTATGTTGAAAATTTCTTTCAAATCAATTGTATCTATGTCAGACAGTACGGTAACATCCCAGTCCTCATTATCATCAACAAGAACTACTGTTGAATCATCTTTCAACTTATCCTGAACAGATGCATCATATAGTACGGTTTGTAGTGCGTCAACGATCTCTTCGGGTGTCACTTGAGCAGATGTTATTCTTTTCAATTTGTATTGAATTTCGTTTTCGACAGGAGTTCTGTGCACAGATGCAATGATACCTTTACGTCCATTCAAACCTCTTGCAGACGGAATCTGACCTGTTTCCATATCAAGTGCATATTTGCCCCAAGAAAGGTCTTCTGTTTCAGGTTCTTCTGAATTTTCCGATTCACTTTCTGTTTGATTCTGTGATTGTTGATCTTCAGGTGCTTGACCTAATATCTGATCTAGTGCTTTTTTGAATGTCTCCTCAGCATCTTCTAACATATCAGACATCTTTGTACAATGTTGCAGTTTTTGGTTTGTTGTTTCTGCGTCTCTGAATGCTCTTTGAAACTGTTTAGAAAGATCTTCAGTATTATCTACAGCTTCGCGTTGTAAATCATCTATTGCATTTGAAAGTGAATTAGATTCATCTATACTCTGAACTTTCTGCTTTGCCTGTGCACATTGCGTTTTTACATCTTGAATGAAATCTTTTGCTTGTTCTACTAACGCATCATGTTGAACTTTGATGCTCTCGGCATTTTTGTTATCTGCTGCATCCCAAGCTGCCATAGTAGATCTGATAACTTTCATTGCTTTATCTTCTGTTACATTTTCAGCTACAAAAGAATGATTGTTTAATCCGGAAACTGTTTTGATTTCTAGACTATATGTCGGAGGCTCGCCTTCACTTTGTATTGGATGAGGTTTGAGAGTTACTTCACAGAGATAACCTGATTGCCCTTTGGTCTTCTTGTATTCGTCGTTACCAACTTGCCATACCGTAGATGTCGGACCTTTAGATACACGACCGATATCATAACCACTTTGCATCAATCCAGATGCAAGAGATCCTAAAGATCTTCCGAACTTTCCAAGACCTTTGATTATAGCATCAATCACACTGCTTGTTGAGCTAGATTGCGTATCGCACAGAATTACAAACTTATCCATAAGTATTTATTACCTCATCATAATATATGTATGTGTATATATAAGATTAACGGCTGCCGTTCCCGACCGCCGCCATCTTATTCAAGAGTGTAAGTATTGAAATTATTTCTTTATTGTCGGATTCTTGCGCGCGATGACTTTCTTATCCGGAACTGCTTTTACAGACGCTTTTACAGGTTTCCTAGAAGCTTCCACCGATTTCTTAGGGGTCTTTACGCAAGACTCTACAAATTCAACGTCTTCCTCAGGCTCTACGGTGAATTCATCTTCACCGACTGCAAATACAACTGTGTCTTCATCTGCCGTTACTTCAACAGGCATACCTGTCACTTCGGCAATGAGTTCCGCAACATCCTCAGTCTCGAACAGAAGCTCAGAAGCCTCAGGATCTACATCGACTTCAGGTTCGCCCTCTTCAAGCTCAGGAACTTCGTCAACAACCTCATCAACCACAGGCTCGTCGACTATTTCTTCATCAGCAACTATGCGTTTCTTTTGAATAAACATATCAATTCTCCTTGTAAATTATATTGAATTTTATCAGTTGAGAACAACTAATTTGTTTTTGTGAGCTTGTAATTCTGAGCGAATCGCTTCAAGTTCGGCATTTGCTTCGCTGAGTAACGCTTCACCGTTGAGAGATACATTAGAACCTTCGACAGTGTACTTACTGCGGCTATGCCCTTGTGCTAACTTCATGTTAGCTACACTCATTCTTACAAGATAATCTATCCAAGTATCTGAAACAATTTCAGAAACATCTTGAAGATCTGGCACATATCGAATTGTAACAGTAGCAGGACGCGGATCTCTATGAGCACAATAGATAACTTGATTTACAGTATCGAAGCGCCATTGAAAATCTGTTCCAAGTGTATTACGAACTTGTGCCATCGCCATCTCTGTCATTATCGGATCTATATTAAGTGAACTTGTATTACCGATAGCGCTGTATGTATTTACAGCGGCAGCTACCTGGAACACATTTCCGCTATCAATAGAACTCATTGTTAATCCGATACGAGGTTGCGATGCTTGTACGTACAGAACCTTCTTAGTATGAATGTTTTGTCGGACTAGATCAATTCTTGTTGAATATGGGACTGTTTTTTCTACAGGAGTTTTCATGTATCGTTTTAGCTCACGAAATGCGATAAGAACTGCCTGTTCAGGAGATAGCCCTTCGATATTTGTGTTAGCAGGTTCGCCAAGTAAAAAGCAAACTTGGCTAACAATTTCAGCCATTTTCATATCATTGAATCTCCTGTATCAAAAACTATGATATCAACGACGAATCGCTACATACTATATAACGATTCGTCGTTTCATCTATCATCTCAAACGACTTTATCAGCCGTTGCCGTCATCCTGACCGTCATCTTGACCGTCATCTTGACCGTCATCTTGACCGTCGTCTTCGCCGTTAGACGCATCAGGATCTTCACCGTAAGTATTGGTGACGCCGAGTATCATGATCGGGCTATTATCGCCATTAGCAGCGAACGTGGTGACAAATTCTGCAGCTATCATGAACTGAGCAACCTGTCTCCAATACAGCTCTTCCTGATAATCAGAGCCAATGTCGAACGATACACCTGCGTTGGTTGTACCAGCTGCTTCAGCATCAACAGCGGCCTTGATAGCAAGATCCCAAATAGCAACTCTCGTTGTAGTGCTATATGTGGGAAGCAGACCCTTGAGGAAGCCGAGACCATCAACATTAGTAGCGTAGATGGATTTTGCTTTATGTTGAGTGTCAACGGAACCGAGCGAATCGCCGGTCAGAACATCCGGATTGAACGTGAAGGTTGTCGTGTTACCGTCAGTATATGCATCACTATCAACATAAGAATTCTGAGGAGCGAAGAATCTTGCGATCTGCATCGCGTCAGCAGGATTTCTCGGATAGGTAATGCCATCGGTATCGCCGACATACTTTATAGTAATTTTAGACATATATTTTTCTCCTTAATATTAAGTGTAAATAGTAAATTCTGCTCTCACCCTTTGTTTACTATTGTTGAAATTATATAAGGTTAAGAAATTTATATGATATTTAAATCACCAATTTACTGAAATTTTTCTTTGAGATTGATGTAAATAAAGTTGTTGAGGACTTGCAGTAACTGTCGGCAGCATCATCTTGCGCATAGCATATTCGCCATAAGCTTGCCAGGACGTACACGATATAACAAGATAATCTCTAACTTGCACAGTGTTGTATCTATCAGATACTACAAGTTTAGTAGGACGTGTAACTGTCCCTTTATGACTATGTCCGACTACAACGCAATCAATACCATCAAGTATGTTGCCCCATCGTTCATTTCTGTTTACGGTAGCTCCTGTATAGATACCTCCACCAGATCCATGCGTAACAGCAAATGTATACGTTTGTTTTGAACCTACTCGACCTTCGCCTTTGTTGCGATTTCCTACACCTATACGTAAGAATGCCGCATTCTGTCTGAACCTATCCTCAATATCAAGTTTACATGCAATATCATGTGCAGGGTCATCATCAGCATCTCTCAAGCTTCGTTGTTCATGATTGCCAGATACAATACAAAGTATTTTATCTTTTATTGGTTTCAAGTACTCTGTCATCGCTATTTTCTGATCACGTGGACGAAGTATATCATCAAAAGGTGAACCCACAGAAGATCTAGTATTGTTGTTTATCAGATCTCCATTGAGTATGATATAAGAATCTTCCTCTTCAGAAAGTTTTTGAACAAACGCCTCCCATTCAGCCTTTTGATGATTTATTGCACCATAGTGCATATCAGCTATAGGATATATGTATACTGGCTTATCAAATCTATAAGTGATTATCTCAAAATCTGACTTCATGTTACCTCCTATTATTCTCAATCATAGAAACTCAGATTAGATAGAATAGTAACAGGTTGTAACTACTATCATTGATATAGAAGGTTGAACATAAAGATGACGAACTGATAATTTTTCTTATCAATCTGCTATATTATTTAGTATTATTCAATGTGGAAGCAGACCATACCCACTTAATGACTCCCGAATCGTACACACGGACAAATCCATGAGCCTCCATTATTTCTTTTTCAGTTTGATGCTCAATATCAATAGAAGCATCGTTGAATAAACTAATCAGGTTGTGTTTTTGACACCGTACTCTATGATAATATTTATTATCATCAATAGTTGTCCATACATAGCTGGGAGGTGTTTGATACATTCTACTAAATTGAAGTGTTTGATATAGATTACCTCTAGTATGCGCAACATCTGAAAATGATATTACTTTGTCAGGCTGATAATGTTTTAAGAAGTATTTGAATAATTTGCTAGCACCTCCAACAACTGAACAGTTTATCAGATTGCAGAATCGAGAAAGCTCCCATGTATTTGTTTCAGTGTGAGTTGTTTTACCTATTGTGTTTCTCAAATGATTGAATGTCATAACAGAAACTAATTCATCTGTACTCTTTAACTTGAGTCCTATGTAAACTTTAGAAGTAAGCGCACCTTGCCGATGATTACTGTTTAGAAACTCTTTTCCAACAGCAGCAGGTATCTCGAATACATAAGTTTCACGAGCTCCTATGCGACGTGCAGTACATCCTAATAAGTTTGCAATCATGGACTTAATGACATCTTTGTGAGCTTTCCATTCATATCCAAATATGTGAAATAAGAATATACCTTGTTCTGCCGCTTTTTCTGACTTATATTGATGGTATCGATAGTGTTTTGGTTTATCACCCCAACTAGTTCCTATTGATGAGTTATGCGTAAATGCCGGATTGCATTCAAACGCTATCTGGTATTGAGGAAGATAGATGTCAAGTTCGTGTGGTGTTATCATAGATCTATCATTCTGAATGATCTCAACATTAGGTGATATCTGTTTGATGTAATCTACTACCTCACACTCTAACTGACTATACTGATGCGATATAATATCATGACAATCATATTTAACTAAAATATCATATATAGTAGTATCAGTTACACCTAGATCTGTCATCAGTTGAAGCATTGTAGGCTTTTCGGTATAGTGTGTCAGCACAAAGTCTCTTGGATCTGATTTGAATGCTGCGTACACATCTGCTTTTGACGGATCTGTCATGATATTGGCCAGTTCCGCTGCAGTGTATTTACGACCTTCTGGACCATAATGCTGACGATATGTATATGCTTTCTTAGCTTTGACTTCGTCATTCTGCATAGGGGATGGATGTCCGTATACAAGAGTACAAGTGAATCGACGTCCATTTAGATATCTGTCCGATCTCATCACAGCAGAAAGTTTTCTTTTGATTTCAGGATGCTTAGCCGGATTGTCGACACCCATTCTTATTAAACACGTTTGTGCTCGCTTTTCTCGAACTTCAAGAGAGCTATTCTTCTTACTTATCTTATCTTTAACCTCTTGCAATTCGGAAACGTTGTCAACATTGTAACGTCCTCTAACTGTAGCAACATGCGCCGCATTGATACATTCTTGAGAGCAGTGCCGTGGCTTGTCTCTAGGCGAACATGTATATGATATTTCCTTTCCACAAACTTCACACAATGTTATGTGCGGACCTTTGCAGTACCTTTGCGAAGCTTGTACAGGTACAAACATCTTCCCGCACTCTTCACACTGACGCATCGGTTTTGACTGTTTAGATTGTGCAGCTAATTCATATGCACATTCTTTCGAACAACATTTATGCGGTTCACTAGGTCGCTGATATGCAACAGGTTTTCCGCAAACAGGACATGGTCTAAAATGTGGACCTGGACAGTACACACCATTTCCTACTCTATCAAATTCTTTACCGCAGAGTTTACAAATATATTTTGACATAAAAGTTGATCCTCCACATACTATAACGATTCAACATTATGAAAGGTTATATGGATAGGTGCATATCTTAAAATAGACAAAAAATAAAAAAAGAAATCAGCCGATTTCTCGGCTGACCCTTTGGTGTTTGTTGTTTAGGACCTGAAATCAGATGGTTTCATGTAGATCGCTCGGGATATTACAAACGGGACTGATACTTTGACAACAGATCCACCCTCCTGGTTGTGTTCGCCGTTATCGAGAGCTCCTATCCAAGTTCCCGGACAGCGAATTACATCTCTTGGATTTCCAGCGCCATCATATTTGATGAAATAGACTTGTCTCATATACTGAGAAGGCAAACCCATCTTTTCAGTATCTGGATCAAAAACTTGACGCCTCCAAGCCCTTAGTGCTTCAAGCACATTTGGTTCGCAGAAGCAGTTGAGCGTCCATGTAACATCTTCAAATGCAACTTTGGACGGGAACTTAATGAGACCATTAGCGTAATGTACTGTGATGATGTCTTCAGACTCTGCGATAGCTCCAACAGTATCTGTACTCAATGTGAGCAGGTCAGCAAATTCTGTCGGAGTAGTTCCATCCATGTTGTATACTCTAACTTCAAAGTTGTTTGTTGTTAGCGGTACCCAGTTGTCGATACCTAACATATGGTTGGTCATTGTGATGTATTCGCACAAGTTCGCAACGCTTGCGCCGTCATGTAAGGTATCTGATTACATGACTGCTGAATCTTTCAATTCAGATTAGAACATATCTTCATCCGTTGTGTGAACGGAGCTGTATTTTTCTTCCACCGTAGGCGATTGTGGTTCTACTCTCCCGCAAGGAGATGTTCGTTGGACGTCTTTCATGTACACCTTTATTGGATTGTGTGTATGTAGAAAGTTCGCTGCTAAACATCCATTGTTCTAAATGTGACTGTTAGCACATCCGAAGATGCTTTTATTTCAGCATAAGTCATTCGTACACTTCTTTCTGCTTTCGCTCTATCACGCTCATCTTTTCAGATCACGTTGTAGCTGTACGACTTTAGGAATTCAAAGCAGTTAACACAGGGTCATCACCAGTTACCTGATAATGAGGGCCAATCACCCCATCTTTAATGGTGTAAACATATCTTTATTCTCCTCCTATAAAATAAAATGATTGTTGTATGAAGATATACAAGGTGTGCGACTGAGAATCATATCATACAATAAAATATATTTATTTACAATCACCTTATATACATAAAAAAGAGGATGTAAGGGACAGGAGAATGATATCTTATGAATACTAAACGAGTGTATACTGTACGAGCTAGATATAATGTAGACAATGTTGCACAACTTGCCGAAGTACAGAAGAAGAGAGTAGCAACATTTGCTGCAAAGCGCAGTATGATGTATTATGAAAAGCCTGCAATTGATCACATCATTGATGGTCATTCTCTCACAGTATATAAGATTCACAAACGAATTGCAGATGATTGGCTGAATCGCTATCATCCATGTAAAGCTCCAAAAGGAAACATACTTTGTTTAGGATTGGTCAAAGGAGATCAGCTTCTTTGCTTGATGACTTTCAAGAAAGCTAGAAACAAAAAGTATGTAGCAGAGATGTCACGAATGTGGACACTCTCACATTACTATATCATTGACGGATATGATATTCTTTCACGTGCTGCATCTGAATACGGATTGTATAACATTGTAGCGTATGTTGACCTCCTGTATGAAAACGAAGAGGACTACAAACAAATTGGAATGAAGCGTACTGGTAGCATACAAAAAACGCGATGGTGGTGTTCACCTACAGATAAGATTACAGATGCATCTCGCAGACAAAAACATCTCTCAATAGAAAGCATGAGGGAGACTGGATATCTGCCGATGTATGACTGTGGTCAAGCTGTGTATGAGTTCAAACACTAACGCCCGTATTTATTCCAAACTTGGTACCACTAAAGGTTGTACATGTTACATGATTCAATAAAAAAGATTGCGATTTCTCGCAATCTTAATTTTTTTTATAATTGAAACAATATGATCTAATCTCTCTACGATCATAGTGTTACTAAATCATCAAGAGGTACAACAGGTATTCCTTCCTGTTCTGCATATTCAATAGCTACTGGATTATTTGTGTGAAATACACATCTAGGACAAAATGAAAATGCAGAATGTGCTATCTTGATTACGCTATCTGGAATAGTAACATCTGAAAGTTGATTGCAGTTAGAAAATACGTTACCGCCGATCACACTAACAAAATTCGGTACATCTACATGCGTAAGCTGTCTACAATTATAGAATGCTTGAAATCCTATATGTGTTAGTGCCTCAGGCAATGTTATTGATTTTAACTGCACGCAATTTTGAAATGCAAAATCACGTATATCAGTTACATCTGCATCTATGTTGACTTGCTCCAAGTTAACGCAATTGTAGAACGCGTATTCTCGAATCACTTCTGTATTAACTACACGCACTTCAGTAAGTTGCATGCGCTCTGCATTTGATAATATTTGATCGGAATATTCAACAAACATATTTGATACTATCCTTCATTATTCAACAGTAGATACTGTATTTACTTTACACTTCGTGCAGTGTTCCGCCAACGAACACATACCATTTGAATTTACCATCTCCTTTGATGTCTATCAGCCACTCTCCGTCTTCGTTCTCATCTGCATAAGCATATAGAGGAACGCCCACGCTATCAAGAACATAAGCAACATTTGCAGCAACATCTGCTTTATTATCATAGTCAGGGCCTTCCATATCATATCGCTCCTCATCTGCCCTATTCCACGTGATTGTAGGATCACCATAAATAGCATTACGTCTTCGTTGCGTAGCCGCTCTAATAGTGTGTTTTGGATGTACTACGAATTTTTTCATTTTTTTCCTTTCATAATAAAATATGTTCAAAATATATTTAAGGTTCAATAGTATACATAGTTAATAACGATTCACATCATGTGATGTATTCCCATAGTATTGTACCAGAATCAAAAACTTGAACAAATCCATGTTCTTCCATTATTTGTTTTTCTGATTTTGAGAGATCAACATCTTCATCATGCAAAAATTGTTTTATGTTTTGCTTCTGAGCACTATATCTATGATAGCTTATATCAGTACGAGCATCGACCCAAACGTATCCGGGATCTGATTTTCTTATTTCTGTGAAGCCCAACAACTTGTAAACATTTCCACGAGTATGCGCTCTATCTGAAAATGATCTAACGCGTGCGGGTTGATATGTTCTTACAAAGTGTTTGAATAGTTTATCTGCCCCTCCGACTACAGAAGTATTTAACTTGTTGCAGAATCTAACAAGTTCCCAACAATCAGATAGATCTGTATTGTCTGTACCAATGCTTGAGCGCATCTTACCGAAGGTCATTACAGATACTAATTCATCGTTATAGAACAGCCCCAGTCGAATCGGTGAATTAGCATTACCTTGTCTGTGATTTGCATTCAAGAAGGAAGCGCAGTCTGATGCAGATACCTCTTTAATTTGACATTGACGTGCATACAGCTTATGTGTATTCTTACCGAGCAGATTTCTCAACATTGATACGATGATTTCTCGGCTGTATGTCCACTCTGAGCCAAATATATGAAATAAGAAAATACCTTGTGATTCACACATCTCTGTTTTCTTTTGATGATAGTTGTATTTGATCGGAGGCTCATTCCTTCCGAATGTGTTCATAGATGAATTATGAGTTGATGTCGGATTGCACTCAATTCCTATTTTGTATTCCGGCAGATACAGATCCAATTCATACGGCGTGATAACACGATGTGTATTTCGTTCAATGTTCAGATTAGGATCAATACTCAGCAGCGCGTTATAAACTTCATTCTCCATATATGAATAGACGTATGCAACCGCGTCTCGCATGTTATTATCTTCAAGTATTTGAGCTGTGCTTCCTTCAAATATTCCAATAGATGCAGCAAGTTGCCTCAATGTAGGTTTGATTACAAACTCTTCCGAAATATACTTGTGCGGATCTTTTCTAAATCGAATCAAGTTATCAATTTTTGATGGATCTGTCATACGAAGTTGTTTCCATTGTGCACTTTGAGAAAACCATCTAACTCCATACTTCTCTTGAAACGCTTGTTCTGTATTTGCAACCCCTAAGTCAGATTGAAGAAAACACGTATTGCCATATCGAGCTAAACATGTTGCTCGTGTCTTTTCTTTTATTGCTTCGGATTGCATCGGATTCTCATATCCGTATTTCTCTAACCAAGAGGTTCTTGCCGATTGATATATTTCGTCACTCTGATATGGATAGTGGACACCATAATGTGCAAACAGAGTCTCTTTAGACATCGCCCGGACCTCAGGATTCGCAAATGGTTCTCTATATCCTGTTTTTGTCTCATAAGTATTGTGAGCTTTTTCTCGGATCTCAGGAACGGCTAATACACAACTTTTTCCATATTTTTCTAAATTAGTTTCTTCAATAGACGCAATAACTCGTTCTTTATATTCTGAGTCTGCCCATTTCTCTGACATCGCACGACGACTCTCCTCAGTCTGTGTATGCCAATCGCAGCCATACTTTTCGCGATTAGTTGTCTTAGCTTGTTCGACAACATTAGCATTCTGCATTGGATGCTCGGTACCAAAGCGCTGCAAATTAGTAGCTACAATCTTTGCTTGCACTTCTGAAGAACATGCAGGGGCTACACCACCGTACACTTTCATATTAGTAGCTTTACGAACAGCAGCTTCACACGTCTTAGAACATGTGCGCTTGCGATCTTTCTCAGTTAATCGTGACCTCGGAATCTCAAACAACTTTCCACAATTGATACACTTGTCAAAGTGCTGCCCATTACAGAAACGCTGACGTCCTGTATTTGTTTCAAACTCCTTACCGCACAATTCGCACACCTTAATCATAAGGTAACCTCCTTCATTATATGTAATGTGTACATATACATATAAGGTTAGAAATATCCATATTCTATAACGATTCTACAAAAAAAAATAAAAAAAAAGAAAAGCTCGCATTTTGTTGCGAGCTGAATTTTCTTTTACAATGTAACAAGAGGGTGAGAGATTCTTGTTTCTTTGTTGTGAGATCAGAACGTGCCGAGGATCTTGCCAGATACGACCGTGGCGGGGTTGACTACCTTCATCGCAAACATGCTGCAAACGCCCTGCTGGACCGAGCTATTCGCAAGACCAATCGCATCGGTATTCGTAAGAGGCATGTACTCGCCGAACAGCGCAGAGTTACGTCTGATGTCGTTCGACTTCGCAGCCATGACCCAAGTATCCGGATTGTAAGAAGGCTCGCAGTAGATCTCGAACTGATCAAGTTTACCGAGCTTGTACGGACCGACTGTTTCAGCAGCACCGTCAGCTACGAAGCCCTGAACCATGGACAGATAGGAAGCAACATTGCTACCGACGATAAGACGGTTCGGTCTGGTGAGTCTGGTGGCCTGATATACAGAAGCAGAAGCCTGAGCAAGTTTTAGCTTGAACATGTTGAGGTAATCAGAAGGAACTACAGAACCCTGGAGTACAGGAGACGCATCCCAGTTGAACTGAGGTCTGTAAGAAGCAGCTTTCGCAAGTTCCTGGAAGCCCTTGGTGTTGATTTCAGCGGTAAGCTCGGAGAACGCAGCCTCTTTCGCTATATCACCGATGTTGGCGCCGTATTCCTGCTGAGCAGCGAACGCGGAGTAGATGGACCAGTAGCAAGCGAGCTGATGAGCTTCAGCAACGAGGTTGATTTCATCCAGCTGGAGGTAACCCTTGCCCATCTGAGCGCCGTAGTCGTAACCGAACTGACCATTGTCATGAGCACGAGGACCGACGTTTTCATTGTCGTACTGATAGGTGGATCTGACGTCACCTGTTATCGCCGAAACGGTAACTTGACCGGTGGTGTAGTCTATTGCACCGACAGCAGTCGTGAGATCCGACGCAGCAAAGATACTACCGTCTTTATCAACATAGATCTTTGTTACATCAGCAACTTCCTGAATAGAAACGGAACCCGGAAGAACCGGCGTGTACATGAGTCTGAAATTACCGCCCGTAGCAGCTGTATTCAGCTCATTCTTTACAAGTCTGCCACCGAAGTTCGGGTCTATACCCTGGCGGTTAGCAAACGGGCTCGACATGATGTCACCCGCTTCGGTTTCACCCTTCGTGTTCTCAGCAGTGAATTTGAAGAACGGGATCAGCTGTTGACGCGACTTCATCGCTACAGAACCATATACATCAAGTATAAGAAGTTTCTGCACGAACAGCGGAAGCAGTTCAAGGAAATCAGGACGAGCCATTATGTTGGTGGTGTTAGTCGCAGCCATGACCGAAGTCTTGCGAGCATTGGCCTGCAGCTGACGGACAAACGCTTTTTGCTCAACAGTCAGATTGACGTTGGCAGTGATGGAAGTTTTGTTGTTGCGGTTCTGAACGCCGGCCGTTATACGTGTATTCGTCATCACAGGACGAGATACTCTCGGACGAGCAGAAACAGGAGCAACAGTACGAGTCGTTTTGGTAATCATAAGTCATCTTTCTCCTATTTAATTACTTATAAAATTTTGGTTGTGTTTATAGAGTGACAAGATTTAATCCATCATCTTCATCAACTATATCCATTCCTGAATCAACTTCTGTTGAAGCTGTTATGCGGGTTCTACCGTTGACGATAGTACCTCTTATTAAGGATTGAATTTCAGATACCGATGTAGATGCTGTTACTTGTACACCCGAAAGTTCGACGCCAATAGCATTCGCATACAGCGAAGCATATGCATCTTGGTATTCTTGTATCAGTTTATCTGCTGTATCGAGGCGCTGAGTAAGCTTCTTGTTAATTGCATCCAGGTTAGATGATCTAGTGTTGGTCTCAGTAGCTGCGTTGACGGTTTCAGCGAGCTCTAGACGCAACTTCGATATAACAGAATCTTTCTCTTTTGACTTTTTATCAACAGATAAGATACTTTGTTTATATTTAAGGTTTGATTGCTGAGCTGCTTCAATTTCAGACTTTAATTTTTTATTTGAAGCTTTCAATGTTTCATAAGAAGCGGTTATCTTATCAAAACTAGCAATCAAATCAGATTGTTGTGCAGAAGTTATTCTTTCAATGGACTTGAGTTTACGTTGTAACTGATGATTTTCAACTTTTTCAGCAGATTCAACTTTTTGAAGTTCTCGGAGAGCAGAAGATGCTTCTATATATAGCTGTGTCATTCCGGCAAGTTTCTGAGAAAGCACTTCAGCAGTCAACTTATCATCTTCAGGTTCAGTTGCAGAAAGTATCTCAGCTTTATGCGCCTGTAGTTTCTTATATTGTTCAGATTGTGCTGCAAACTGAGATGCAACTATATCAATCGATTCTACAGTATTAAGACCTTCTAAGTTCTTATCAACAGTTGCACATATTGCTTTGTACTTCGCTTGTGAATCAGCATCTGTTGAAGCAGCGATTGCAGTGAATGTAGGAATAGATTCTGGAAATGCTGGAAATGCAACTAAATCAAATCCTCTGAATACAAATGTTTCAGGATCAACTGAATTGTTGATTATATCACCGGCACCTCGGACTGATATTCCGAATCGTACACCTGCCGCTTGGAATGTCTTTACAATGCGTCCAACAGGGGTATCAATAAGATTAAACTTACCATACACTTTACCATTGTCATCAATGTGACATTCTGTCATTACTATACAAGCGTGTTCAAAATCCATACAGTTTGGATCTTCAGGATGTCCTAAGAACCCGATGTACCAACCCATATTTAGAGCTTGCTTGTATTCTTCTGAACTGAATACAGCTTCCCAAACTTCTCTAGTTATATCTAATCCGTTTAGATTAGTGATATTGGAATCAGCACATTCGCCGTCGTATGTTCCTAATATTGCAGGAGTTTTATAACCTTCAGGAAAATCAGCCGCGTTGATGTGTTTAAGTGGACTCATCTTATTATTTCCCACTTCAGTCACCTCTTATCTTGATTTTGTCTATCTTTGCCAAGCAACTTATTAGTTAATCTAACAAGCCCTCCAACAAACAATGTTTTTGCAATCTCTTTTAGTATACCCGATTCTACGTCTTCAAGATCTTCAACTATAACATCATCCGAAGATAATTCATCATAAGCATCGGTATTGACGTCAGCTATTTCCTCTATAACATCTGAAGAAACTTGAACATCTTCGGCACTTGATGTATCAATGGTGTAGGAAGACTCACCAATTTGTAGTTGTATCGACTGCCCAGGTACTTCTTCAAGAGAAATGTTTTTATCTTTTAGTTCATCTATCTGCCGAAGCACATCTAGTAATGCGGCAGGTGTAAAAACAAACTCGTTCATGTTTTATTTCTCCTATCAATTCCAAGTAGGCGATTCATAATCGCTTGCATTTCGATTAACTGTTCCTTGTATATGCCATAAGAACGAATTTACTACAGGTTGAACAGGACCATCTGACGGAAACTCATCAATTCCACCAATTTGTATTTTCCATATAACTTGGACTACTTGATTAACTCCTACACGTAAAATGTTCTTCTGTAATATTTCTCTATTAGCAGGATCACTCATATCCCAGTTATCGCTATCAGGAGGAAGTATTCGGTATCCGGCCAATAGTCCGTTGTCAATTGACATACTTCCGGACCAGTCGGGTCTAGCCCAAAGTCCGGCTTCTGTGATAAACACATAATCGTTATCACCTCTGAATTGAGCAAGAGCGCCTGTAGAAATCATTGCACTATATACAATATCAAGCGTTTTTGCTTTTTCAGCATATATTTCAGGAACAACATCTCTGAATGCTATCTTAGCTCTAGGAAATGATGGAGACATCACTTCAAAACCAGATGTTGAAAGATCTAAAATAGCATTCCATTTGTTGATATCAAACGGTCCTAATTCTGTAGGTGAAATACACTTGTACAATACGCCCTGATATGTTACAATATCGTCTACACTATACCGTTGTGTAGTTTGATATGTAGTATAAGGATAACCTAATCCGAAGTATGGGCGATTGTTATTGTAACTTGCATCGTAGCCATCAGCACCGTAACCTGGTCGCTCATTCATATATTTGGTGTAACAAGTTTCGGGATCATAATCAGGATCAGATGCTACACCACCGATATCAACCGGAAGTCCGGATTCAGTTTGATGCTGACCCTCGAGGCCCATTGTACCTAATGATATGTATTGAGGTAGATATGGCTTCAAAGCAGCAGTACCTTGATTAAGAACACCTTCGCCTACTAAATAATATCCAATACCAGATAGCAATGAATTAGTAGCCGAATTGTGACCGGTGTGTTCGCATACTACTTTTCTAGTATACTTATCTATTACACGCAATGAGACATTGTGTGATATTCTCATTCGACGTGCTACATCAACATGATTATTCAACACAAGCCTCCTTATTAAGGAATTTCAGATACAATAGAATCCTCATCATGTGTAAATATCTTTGTAAGACGAAATGAATGTTTACTTATTATCTTAAATGTATATCTCCTCGGAGCTACCTCGTCGCCTGTAGGCGGTTGAGGATTCACTCTACGATGGAGATCTGGGCTAGTAAACCTATTTCGATCTTTTCGATATTCTACTGAATCAGATGTTATTAGTTTGGGTGTAGAATCACCACTCAAACTATTGTAAGTATCAATATCAAATTCATTGTTCATATTATTTATATTATTCCTATATATGTTGTATACAAGGTTCAGATCAATCAATTCTGCGTTCCCGGTTTGTTCGGATAATATGTATCATTATCAGGATCTGTTGAAATTGCTTCACCTATGTTAAACATAACGGGATTTACCGCAGGAGTTGTATATGGCAGAACGGTTGTACCACCTTCGGTAGGAGTACGAGATTCAGTTACATACACATCATAATTGAAATCAGAACTATAAGTATATTTTTCATCTGTTTCCTTATCATAAACTAAGTTCGCATGATGTACAGTTGTGATTGCGGGAGGAGGATTAACTGATACAGCATTAACTGGAATGCTAAATATCGGATCTAGTTCATAAGGATGATCAGGGTCTTCTGCATCTCGGATAAGAGATCTTATGATGTGATCGTTGTTGCACAGTTGCAAAGAATACAATGCTCTGTATCCAGGATTTATTGCATCAGACGTTGCTTCTGTTTGATGCTGTGGATCTGTAACAGTAGTGTTTTCTTCTGAAATTGAATTTCGATACCATATGTTTCTTCGTGTATGGTCTAAATCAATTCCACCTTTGATGACGCCATCATCGTTATACATGCCCGAACCTTTTTGAAGTCGTGCATAATCTTCTCGTGTATAATGAGCAACACTAGACGATTTGAGAAACTGAGTCGGATCTACTTTAGCTGTATATCCTAATGTATGATATAAATCAGTCTCACGACTATCTGTTAGACGCGCATCAATTGAAATCTTAGACCGTGCATCATATCGAGCTCCGGCGTAATCAAATACATACATACCTAAAGGACGCACATACTCTGTACATACGTCTATAGGCTTATCTGTACTGAAATATACAACTTCTATGTAACCTTCATCTGTATGTGGATTAACATATACAGAATTAACAGGAAGCGACGTATCTTCTAATCGATCATAAAGTATTGAATTTTCTTTACCGTAATCATTTATGTTAAACTGAGCTAAGTTAGTCTCAGCAGCTAACATCATTCCGTCTCGACTGCCTTTCAACCGGATCATATTCATAAAATAAAGTATGACCATTCTATTGAACGCTATACATACTCTATCATCATATGTATAACCGATTGTATCACCCAGCATCCACAATAGGTCTGATGGACAGCGTAAGCAATCGTATAAATCATAGAAGTTCTCAATATCGTACTGTGTTTTAGATAACGCTGTCGAGAACCAATCTACAAAGAAGCGAAAATCCGCGCTAGACATATATATTTCAGGTAGAGATACATCTTTTATATTCATAGCTCGCTCCTATACCTTTCTATACAATTATAAAAGGTCCATACATAGAAAGAGACCTGCGTGAGCAAGTCTCTCGTATGTGTCAGTTATGTTTCTTAATTATTTGAAGATCTTTACGATTAACAGCAGTATTCAGCTCATTGTTGCGTGCTTCATTTTCACCTAGAACAATCCGATTAGTATCTGAAGGAGCTTTTGAAACGTACCAGTTTTCTTTCAATACCCAATTCGGAATTGTTTGTCCTGAATAATATTTGTCACCTGTAATTCTTACAAGGTCTCCTTTTTCAACAACTTGAACTATCGGAGCCGGTCTGACTAACAGCAGGTCTTTTGCGTAGAATGGGCTGTTTAGATCATTGTTTCTAGCTTCGTTCTGTCCTAAAACAATTCTATCACTACCTTCTGGAGCAGATCTAACATACCAGTTCTGTTTCAAGACCCACTTTGGAACAGCTTTACCTGAGTAGTATTTACTACCTATTATCTTTACAAGGTCACCTTTATGAAAAACAGTTGCTGGTTGCGGATTAAGTATCTCTTCAACACGTTTCTTGACATCATCAAATGTCTTTCCGAACTTCTTGAACCACTCGAGTGTATCGTCGTGATCGCTTCCTAGATTATATTGATAACTATCTTGATGACATAATATGGTAGGAACTTTGATTCCAGCGAACTCAACTGTTCCCCATGGATCAATGTTGAATGTTTTACAGAGATACGCAGTTAGCTGACACGCTTCTTCAAATATAGCATCAAAATATGCTTTAGACTTGTATTTATCATCACAGATTTCAAATTGAATCCAATGACGATTGACCCAAATGAGGCTCTTACCTTGATATACATAACCGTTACACGAACCTAAATCACCATGTCCACATCCCCAAGGTGCCATAGTCCATTCACCGACTTGAACTGTTGTTATGGTACCATCGGCAAGTTTTCCTATAAATGCATTAACGCCAGCATCACGAGCTGCATGATTCCAGTCATTTCCATATCTGTTTTTACCTAGAACTTTCATCAGCTCATCGTAATTAGCATCACCTGCGTACGGTTGCACATAACGTTTCAAATTTACGTTACCTGCGGCTGTATCGTGCCATAGTATTCCGATAGGTTTACTGTTTTCGACCGCCCCATTCCACCAAGTACTATGTGTCATAAAGCATCTCATCGGTCCTGTTGCATCATATTTCATATTTGCTTCCTCCTATATGAGTTTATTTTATAAGATAATCTGGAGCAATTCTAATAGCCGTTCCAGTTGTCTTTGGTTCATATTTTGCAACGCTGATAGGATTGAAATAGTCGATATCGCACTGCGTGTAGTTGATTATAGGATTTCTTAAGCTACCTGCATCAAAATACGCTATTCTGCTATCTGCTGATTGTACAACTTTAACAACTTCCATCACAGTCGGTTTTTGTCCTACAGCCCGATTAGACGGATCAAAATATATTGAAAGCGCTTCATTAACTGCGGAGATAATGTTATTACCTACATCAACACTTACAGGACGTTTTGGATATATTTCGCCCACTATGTAGAATGGAAATACTCTCAACCAACCGAATGCTAATTCAACAGTCATGGCCTGTAGAGGTTTGTAATCACGAATCACATTTGCAATGAATTGCTTTGGTGGTTTGTATTGTACAAAATTAACTGCGTTGTTTATCTGTGCCCGAGCCACTTGTCCTTGACCCCAGCTACTATCTTGAAAACCATTGTGTACTGCAAAGCACATTGCTGTATATCGTTTGAAGTTCGCTGCAAATACATACTTGTTAGGATCTTCAGGATTAAAACCTAATCCTAATACAGATGACCAGTCATATATAGGATCACCTGCCGGAAAATCTTGATTAGTGATATACATCTTCATTTTCTGAGCATCTGTAAGATTCGGATTGTTATAGATCGCTAAGTTGATCTCAAGTGCTTTCTGACAGTCAAGAACGGTACCACAATCTACACCTGGTTCACGATTAAGAAATCGAATGAAGTCTGGGAGTGTTACTAAGCTGTCAAATGTGTTGATATAGTTACGACTGTTAATGTATGCTTCTTTAGCAGTTTCCGGACTCTTGCCTGTAACGGCATATGTATGAGGTAGTTCTACTACATTTGACAAATTGTAAATAGATATATCTCCGCCAGCTTCTGAAAAAGCATTTACAGTGCCTGACTCAGGAATCGCAGTTAGTAGATTAGACAATGCATTCTCACTTACACATCCTATAACTCCTGAACAGTCTATCCAATAGACGGTAAGCCAGTTGTCCGAATAGTTTTCAAGCTGATTCAAGTAGTTACTTATCTGTATTTGAGCATTAGAGTACACATCGTATGTTACAGCAAATCTAGGTTCAGGTGCAATGAATTCAGAAGGACTGTTGCACTGTATCCATTGGACTTGATCAAAATCACCTGATTCACTTACACGCCCTTTGACCCAAACAGCTGTAGTGTCTACATGTTGAGAAGGCAACGATATAATTAGATTCTGTTTCTTGATCTGCTCAACAGAAAAACTTGCCCAGCGCAATTCACCTTCAATAGCAACTCGAGTTACAGATTCACCGGGAGCTAATGTCACTCTGTCTTGAGAAGCAAATACATCGACAGAATCAGATATCAACGACCGACGGCTTCTTGTTTGTTGATCTCCATATGAATTTGTCAATGGAAGTATATTATATGTAATAACTCTAGATTGATTTGTTATATCTGTATATGCGTTGAGTGTTGAGAAGTTAGATCCATTGAACCCAAAATCAATTGTAATGTTGTTACCAGCACTATTAGTGTTCTTTATCGTCACCTCGGTACGAGCTGCAGTATACCAACCCAACTTATATCCAATGAGTGCAAACAATCTTTCTGCATTCTTTCGTTGAGATACCGAAGGTGCAAACACTTCGTTAGCAAGCCAATCTATATTAACTCCTAGCATATCTGCTACAGAAGCTAAAAATTTACTCAAAACTACACCCGGATCGGCATCAGCTTCCGGCTTCCATAATTCAGTCATCTGAGGGACAATGTCCCAAAAATCACGCATTATAGATTCGTAGTCCCTAGAAGTGTATTTGACCATACCTCTGCTAAACTCGGAAGCATCAGTATCAACTGCACCTAGGTTAGTTACATTTGTGATATTTCCTGTTACTAGACTCATTACTTTGATCTCCATTCATATATTGCTGAACTGCAATCATGTATAGGCACATAGCCATGCTCTAACATGATGCTTAAATTTTGTGCGCATTTAGAATAATTTTCAAGTCGCTTGGGCTTAAGCGCTGCAACAAAACGAGCACCATCAGTCAACCTGTCACTGTTCTTTGCCCAATACTTTCGGGGAACTGTATAGGACACTAAATGAAATCCCATCTCCAAATAAGGAGCTTGATACATCTTTGAAATATCTCGTAGAGCAATAACAGATTCAGGTTGATAAAGTGATAAGTATGTATCAAATAATGCACGCCATCCACCGACAACAGTGAACTCGGGATTACTGCATATCCTATATATTTCAGATGTGTATGATTTATTATATTTAGGTTTTCCTACTGTGATAAGATAAATCAATTCATCGCCTTTGTATATGCCTAAATGAGCATACCCTGCATCGAATGCAGTATCTATGTGATCTCGGCAATGATACATATCTAAGAATAAAAACATTTCACCTTGTTCTACTTCAGATATTGTACATTCTGATAGTTGCAGGACTGTTTTAGGCAAGAACTGTAAAGACATCTTGAATAAGCTATCCCAATCGAAAATATGAATGCACTCCCATCCGAGTCTGTTTGCATTCAAAGCTGACTCTTGATGATAAGTCATGTGTTTTCCTATGTTGCAAGTATGAGATAGTGCACTCAACATATCAACACCCGAACTATCTGATAAGTTGTGTGCTAAGTTTATCACTACTTTTTGAGAGGGAATAGCATATGTATAAGTGAAGTCTCCTAATTCAAAATTGCATTTCACTTCCAAGCCCATAGCTTCAAGTACAGCAAGGAATGATTTATCTATCACTGGATACGTTTTATTCAGCAGCACATTACACTCGGCAACCGAATAATACCAATCAATATGCTCTGCTTCTTTGAGTCGTAACGCTTGTCGCAGCGTACCACGCATTTGTCCTGGCATTTTTATAATTCAGCTCCATTTAGAATCAACTCTGGAACATCTCCAAAAGTTGTTGAAAGTTTAACAGTCATCTTAAGTTGATTAAATTGAGAAGTTGCTGTTGAATGCTGCCCTTCGGTAAAGAGAAGACCATCAGCAAATTCAGTCAACTGTGAATATACACAAGGTTCCCACATATTTAATTGATTCTTGATCTTATCACAAATAATACTACGTTCTGTATCTGTATTGTATTTCCACAGATGTTCTTTTAATCCAACACCGAAATTAGGTTCATTGTAAAGTTCAGTAGGATCAGACAGTATCAGCAGTCGTGTTCTGTTTACGACAGATGCACTATCTTCTACAACATTAACAGTATTACGTGCTGGATCAAACATATTTGGAAATCTGATAGATGATGTTTTTGCCATGTGTATTCTCCTTATATCAGAGGAGCCGATCCGTAACTGCTGCCGGTGTATCCTAAAACTAACCAGTTACTAGGGCTGTCCCCTGTTGTAGCTATAGCAAGTATTTCACCGTTTACAGGCTCATGTGGAAGTATGAGTGATGCAAAATAGGGAAGGTCTTCATCACTAACGTAGTTTCGTACTCGGCTACCTTTGTATTCTTTTTGAGTCATCGGACCATGAATTGATGGTATTCTCACCTTTATCTTGAATTCACCTGATGATTCATATTTACTATCAATTGCGTACCCATAAACTATCATTCTTCAATCACCTCTGTACAGCTCCATAATAATTCTGCAACTTTAACACGTTCTGAAACATCTGAAGGAGCCTTATCATAATAAGTTGAAGCAAATCGCCTTGTAGCAGACTGCGGACTATCTGTCCCTTTCAAATATTCATATAGCCCCAGATACTTATTAGCGGTTCGTAATTCATTTATCAAAAATTGTATCTGACTTGATATAGTAGACCAATCGGAATTCTTCTGTAACTGTTTAGCTCTACCACCAGACCACAAACATAATCCAAATTGTATTGGAGTACCTCTATCATCTCTAATGATCATGTCAGCACTTAACTTACTATCAACATACATATTAGCACATATTGCAATGCTACCTGCAATAGACAGATTGTAGTACATCAGATATGTTATAATGATCCTAGGAACAGACATCATCATAGTTATGATTCGACGTTTTGTTTCTTCAGGATCTTTGCCGGAGATAGCTTGAACAAAATTATATGCTGATTCATAATTTATTAAAGACAGCTTAACAGTAGATGATACATTTATAGAAGGTTCATATCTGTCATTTAAATTTGCGAATTCTCTGACCATTGCGTCATCACGTGTATATGTTATAGCATTGCCGAAAGTAGGTCTGTATACTCCGATTACACGTTCATCTGAAAAAGAAATCGATGTTTGATAGTTTCGATAATCTCGAGTTTCGGGTCGATATCGTGTAGTGACAACTCTAACATCTCTAGATAAAACTTCAATCACTACTGCGAGTTTATCTATCATTCGGTTACCTTTAGGATTGTTTTGAATGAGCAAGATATCACAAGGCTGTGCTACTTGAATAGAATATTGATCTAAGATGCGTCCTAGACCTAGACGTACACTGTTAAGAATAACTCCGTTACAATCTCCTCCGGCTGCAAGTACAGATGTATTGAGAACAGAAGCGCAACGTTGTATGTACTCTACCGGTGTTATACAAATAGTTTCAATATCAGTTTCAATCTGTTTAATGAATTCATTACTGATGTTCTTGTTAGAACTTGATACATAAGGATTATAAATAAATCCTTGAAAATTCGCATAGGGAGTTGGATATTCACCATTCTTACATTTTATTATTTGAGTTTTCCAATGTCGACTGTTGCTTGGATCATATACAACATCATCTCCACAGTGAGCTGATTCTGAAATAAGTACGGAGTTATCTGAATATACTTCTTCAACGATAGCAACATGACCGTATTCACCCCGAGTTCTCCAACACATTACGGCACCAACCTGAGGTATCAACCCTCTGGAATATCCGTCAGATCTATTTGGATACCAATCTTTAGCGTTACTTCGTGATAGCGTACATGTTGTTACACCTCCCAGTTCCATGAATCTGCCCCATGCGTATCCAACGCAATTTGGTAAACAAGATCCGTTAACATACGTCACGCATCTGTTGTATCCTGGACCAGGAGCTTTCTTCCATCCTGTAGAAATGTAATATTTATTTGTTTTAGACGGTGCGGTTAACATTATCTACCTCAAAAAATTGTTGCGGAACTATATCATGTTCTACAAGATTAACTAGCTCTATGTTGTTTCTAATATGATTATCTATCCACAAGAGCCATCTATCCTTGTGCATACTCCAAGTTATGTTATTCAAATCGTTGTTAGACAAATACAATCCTATCTGATTCTCATACTTTCGAGCAGATAAGATGTTAAAACTTCTCTGAATCATTGCATCATTTGTGGTCTTAGTAGACTGTGTGAACATACGCTTGACCCAAATACCTATTTGGGGTTTGATGTATTGTGCTACATTGAAGAATGCATTGAACTCTACATTGACTTCTGAAACATTTCTAGCACGCAATGTAAGATACAATCCGAATGGAACATCATACTTAATTAGAGCTTCTAGTTGAGATTGCAGTCGAGCATTGTATATGATAGAATTTGGTCGATGAGTAATAATATCAAAATAATCGCTTACTTCAACAATTGCTCCTGAAATACGCTGCTGATTAAAAACAGTTGCAGGAGGTACGTTTGATAAGCGATTCAGTGTAATCAAATAAGGTTTAGTTTCTGTTGTATTCATCATGCAATATTATGTAAATTAGTTGTCCAGAGATAAGTGAAATCTGGATAGATATCTCCAAAATTAACTTCATAAGGTGATACTACATTTGGAGTTGTGTTACCTATGTTGTGCAACCATGATTTGCCTCCTGGAGCATATATACCTTGTGATGCAGCAACTTGATTTGCCGAACTCATTGTAAATCGTTGTAACTTAAGCGTTGTTACAAATGAATTTGATAGTTTATGTGATACAGATACTATATTATATATCCCTGTTATAGGAGATAATGTATTACCTGACATCACTAACAACGAAACCGGCTGTGCTATCTGATATCGTCTTGTAGATCCGGGAATGTCGACACTGAAATCTCCGCTGAATTGCGAAGCAATTGCATTAACATCATTTATGATATTAGCAGTTTGATAAACATCTCCAACATCAGCACTCCAGCTGTTGACAACTTTAGCGTTATTCAATATGGTCTCGCCACTGGGATCTAGGTTGAATCCTACATCAGCAAAATTCATATCAGTCATGTTGTAAGCAACACCATTGTACGAACCTGATATAGATAACACATTTGTATGTGCAGTTCCGAACTCTAATACGTCAGAAGCTCGATTGTTAAGTAAGCCTGCATCACTCTTGTAGTGAATAACACCTCTACGCGTCATTGTAGGCTCATCTATCCAGAATGAAAATGATGTACATTGTATAGCATTATCTGTTAAGGATTTTTTCAAATACGCAGGACGGGTTTGATATGTTGTATGATCGACAATACTACGTAGTGAAAGCCCATCAACTACACCGGCTGCCTCTCGTGAACTATTATATGACTTCGACAATCTAAGAAGTCCTGGGAACGTATCATAATCATCTCCCGAATAGCTTCCACGGACATAGTTAATGAAGCTTGTATTAAGATCCCCATGTTGCACAAATGTAACTGCATCATTGCGATCGACATCCAGCTCATAATAATTTGTGATCTTTGAAGCTTTAGCAAATCCTATGAATACAGCTGACGGCTGAACCCAACCAGTTACAGATGGAACATTCAACACAGGTGCTGTCAAAGATGTAACTAATGATGCATATCCGGTAACAACATACGTAAGATATCGTCCGCTTGTACTCACTTTAAACTGTATTGTAAATCCCTGATATGAAACATGTTCTTCAATCTGCCCATTTGTACCGCACCATCCAAACGCAAATGATACTGGAATACCACTTGCATTCTTGTATCGAGACGCTGCTTGAGCAGCAGAATACAACAGAGCTTCAAACGCAGAAGCATTTACACGTCGTGTATCATCACCGCCTACAATACATGTTAGCGTCCACGACGTAACTGATGTTATTTCACTGTTTGATAGCTCCAATGTACAAAACGGTGATGGAACTATCATACCGAATTCTGTGATAGACACTCCTGCAAGAGTGAACGAAACCCACGCCTGACGTTTCATGTTGTGTGACCTCTTCAGCTCAGCCTTCGCAGCTTCGCAGCTTTGCAGCTTTGCAGCCTTCGCAGCTTCGCCGTTCTTAATCGTAATTTAATATCTTATTTATATTTCTACCTAGATTTTTTTCACCCATATATATATTGTGTGTATAGTATGTGGTGTATGTGATATGTATGTGTATGTTTTATTCTTCACCTAAGTTTAGTGCAAACGGGTTTATTGATGAGAGTACTTCTCCTGCGGTGAAGAGTGATGTTGGTGATACAGGATGTTTGAGGATTTGTCCTTGGTATGTTGAGAATCCGTCCTCTATGTTGTTGAAGTATGCGAGTATCCATCCGTAGGTTGGATCTCCGAATAGTTTTTGAGAAATTAGATCCAACCGATTTACTTCTGTAGCTTGTACTTCGTAGTATTTTATTTCAATATTAGATGAGATCGCATTAGGTGTTTCAAGAGCTACAAATCGAGTGGTTGGATCATTAGGATTGTGAGTTACTTGACGAAGTTTGCGATAGCGAGATATGTGTTGATAATCTCGACATACACCATACTGTATTCCGCCATGCGGAAGTACTTTATAAGGAATTGTTGTATTGTAAAATTTCATTGTAATTTCTCTTTGTTTATCT